ATCTTAATAAGCCTGGATTTTCAAGGACTGATTTCAATACCATTATTGCTGAAATGGCATACTATTTGCCAAAAGAAATGATTGCGGCAATGATGGCAAGGAGAGGAATGGGCAAAACAGCGTTCATGACTCATGTTGCTGGCACCCCAGTGATGGAATCATTAAGGCTGATGTTACAGGAACGATTTACCCCTGAAACTGCCAAGAAAATTGATAAAAGTCAGGTAGAAGCCCTTGGAATTGCCGGGGATAAAGCCACTGAAACTAGGCTAATGGCATTACTTGATTTGGCGTCTCAGTATGGCCCAAAAGTTATTTCTTCAGTGTCACGTGTCAATGCTATTTTAAGGGCGAAATTTAAATATATGTCACCTACAAACCGTAAGTTAAATATGCGATACGGTGGCTCTATGGCCACTAGGCATGACCCTAATTTATGGAAAAACAAGGATTTCACAAATGCTGTAGCCGCTATTGATGAATCATTGACTAGTGCTGAAAGGATGGCTGTTCCTGAAAATTTAAATCAAGCACAAAGGGAAAAATTTATAAATTTAAGGGAAAGAAAATTACAAATTGAGAATGATTTCGCAAAAACAAAGAAGGGCTATCCTTCCGAAGCGCTTCAAGCACGCAAAATACAGCAAGTTGAAGCATGGCTTTTAGCTAATAGACGCCTTCAAGAAATGGTTAGAAAAGAGGATCTATTACCAAGAATTCAAGGATATTTCACAGTTTCAGGGTCCGATTATGATTCTTTTATTGGCGATGAGTATTTGTTTGGTAAGCGAGGAATCGGGACTGACATTAAAACTCTTAATCCTGGAATGATTCGTCAACTTAGAAGAGATGCGGATGCGTTCTATAAAACCGCAACCGAAGCAACTCATCCTGGTCGCCCATTCATGCGCCCAGAAGGATTATTATCAACTATTAGCGATATCCATCATAGGGTACTTTCTAAACCAAAAAGAGAGGGTCTATCACCAATTACTTATAAGAAACTTACTGAAGACTATCCAGTTCTTGATGAAGAATTAGCGAAATTACGATTATGGTCTAAGGAACTAAAGGCAAAAATAAGAAGACGTGATAGTTATCTAAAAGATTTAGATGATTATGAAAAAGGGCTTCGTACAAGGCCAAAACCAGTAGAAAATGCAGAGGATATTAATATTTATCTTGATAAACTTCATGAACTGTCAAAGAGATGGAGGAAGTTGGAGCAGGATACATTTAAATACCGTAAAAATAGTTTAAGTGCTAATCTTGAATGGCAGTATATACGAGAAGTAAGTGAAGCAATTGATGATTCATTTACCAACCCTATAAAAAAAGGAATGATGGAAGGAAATTTAGACATTATAAATTACCTAAAACAAGGGGATGAACGATATAAAGCCTATCTAAGGCTCTCTGGGAAACGATTAGAAGACTACGGAACGTTAGAAGAAGAAGCTAATGCTATATTGAAAATAATATCAGATCCTAACCAAAGCCCAAGAAACATGGTTGAGTCAATTATTGGCACAGAAAAGGTCATTCCAGGGGCAATGGGTATTGTTTCAAGGAAATTAAAGGCAAGTCTCAAAGGATTGGATCAAAAGGATTATATTAGATTAACAGCCCTGGTCAAGGACGCTTTTTTAGAGAGGGCGTTTGTTGGTAAGGCCAAGAGATTTAAAGATATAACCCATGAAACAATCCCTGATAATTTTTCTGAAGTTTTTGTAGTAAACAGAGATATTATTGAAGAATGGTTTACCCCTGAAGAAATTAAAATTATAAATGCGGTTAGAGAGCATGCTGAACCATTTTTACAAACACAAAAGAAACTTGGCAATCAACATGCTTATAAATATAGTTTGGGAAACGCACTTTCGTATCTAAAAAATGAAGGTCTTGGTGGATATATTACTGATGCCGGTAAATCATTAGGTAAGTTGCCATTCGTCGGGGAGTTCGCGGAGTCTTTACTAATTAGCCCGGTTAATCGTTACCGGGCAAATAAAATGCTTAATATAAGTTCCATGAACTTAAATTCTCCATTTATTGTCAAAGCGCCACTTGCCGCTACTTTTAGATCATTAATAAGCCATTATTCTGATGAACCTTCCGATCTTCCTGATGATAAACGTTATGATTATGGTCAATCAACATCTGGTAAGGATAAAAAACGTAGTAAAAAGGCTTTTTTAGAAAGCAAAACAGGAAGTAAAAGTTTAGACGATATATCAAATAATTTGCCTGGCAAAACAGTAGGAAAATTGAAAAAAGTAATAATAGATGGCCACGAGATTTTCGTCAAGCCGTAAAGGTAAATATCTAAATATTGAGATAAGTAATTACATGGGTCAACTCTTCCCAATCTTCTTTTTTCATGTTGCCTCTTTTCATATAAGAAAGGAGGCCCATGAATTCATCCTTGGAAGGCTTTTCATAGAGCCTTTTCGCATGCTCTCCATTCACTAGACCTATGAAGTCACGGCCAATGCGGATTAATATCCAACAGCGGCCACCATTCTTAGCGTATTCATCAAGCCACATGACTTGATTTAATTTTAATCCGGTTGGCATACGCTTCTTTGGCCATGATCTCATGAATTTAAGTTCTATCCACCCGCTATTTCCTTCCTTAATAAAATGTACATCCGGCATTCCTTTTATGACCTTATTTTCGATTCTATACATTTTTAGATCAAGTGATGATCTCAACAGCGTCCAAAAATTTTGTTCACTCATATTCATTCCTAATCATCTGTTAAAAATAGTGATATTGGATCTTTCGTAATCACATCAGCCAAATTTTTTTTATCTCTAAGAGCTTTAATGATCTTTGTGTCAACTGTTTTAGATGCCTCCAAATCAATGTAGGTGACATTATTCTTTGTCCCGATGCGATGGCAGCGGTCCTCGGATTGAAGCCTGGCTTCCAGGTCAAAGCTGTTAGAGTAATAGATAGCGAAATCAGCGGCAGTGAGAGTTAGACCAATTCCCCCTGATTGCGGCTGGCCAATGAAATATTTTATCCTTGGATCTTTTTGAAATCGCTCCACAGCCAATGATCGGTCATTATTTGATACTTCCCCATGGTAGCTAACTGAAAGCGCCCCTAGAGCCTGTTCTATGGCCTTCAGATCGGCCTTAAACCTCGCCCAGATAATTACCTTAGAGTCGATGTCGCTAAGAATGTCCAATAGCGCTTGTAGGCGTGGGTTCTTCTCGTCAATTGCCTTGACCCCATCATCGCCAGGGAACCAGCCACAGGTAATTTGTTGAAGACGAAGGAGCCTTGTGATGGCTTGTGGGGCATCAATGAATTGGCCTTCTAATTCGGCTGCAAATTCTTTACGCATCTGGTCATAGAGCTTCCTTTGTTTTTTAGATAGCTCTATGGGGTGCCTTTGATAAATTTTATCAGGGAGATCCAAGCAGTCTCGTTTAAGAACACGGAACGAATGGCCTTCTATTCTTTTGGTCAGTTCATCGACGTACTGGTAAGAAACCACCTGCTTGTTTTCGTATCCTCCCATGATGCAATAACGGGCACGGAACGAATAATAGCTGTCATAGCCAAGGATGTAAGGGTCAAGGAATTTGAATTGACTGTAGACATCCTCTGGACCTTTCGTTACCGGGGTTCCAGTCAGTATCCTGCGATATTTAGCTTGCTTTCCAAATTTTGTTATAACCCTCGTTCGATTGGCACCAGGTCTTTTTATTCTTGATGACTCGTCTACCACCAGCATAGAGGTGTTGCTGATTAGGATTGAAGACATGAACTTGATCGCTGTTTTGCTGACGAAAGCCTCTACATTGAAGGTAAAGATACGGAGCTTGTCTTGAATATTCATGACATCTTGGAATTTGTCAGAATCCTTTTTATTCATCCCAGAATAATAGTACGTGGATTCATAGTGGCACCAATTTGGCATATGATATGGAATTTCTTTATCCACCCAATTCCTGTGGACGCCGTTCGGGGCGATTATAATCAAAGCGCTTATCTTATTATTGCTATAAAGATATGCCGCATTGTCTATAATTATCTTAGATTTCCCGGTGCCTTGTTCCATTAGTAGTGCAAATGATTTCTTTTCCCGGCTAATATAAAAAGCCTTACGCTGATGCTCAAAAGGACGGGTTTCAAACATAAAATCGTCCTTCTCCGGGGTAGGATTATTTTTAGTCGCCCTAGTTAATTCAGCTTCTTTGAGCTTTTCAATATACGAGTCAATAATCTCTGATGTTGACTCATCCCAATTTGCTCCCGGCCAGTATTTACGGATTCTATCTATATTGGCCCCGGTCGGAGCAAAGAGCATATCTCTGCCAACCCATTTCTTGAATCCAGGGAGGGAGGACAACTTCTGGACTGTAGAAGAATCCAGAGTTGCCTTGGCCAAACAATACTTGCCGCCTTGTATAGCGCTAATAATCATTAATGTAGTTGTCCCTCCCAACCACCAAAATAATCAGCGATCTGATTCTCGATGTCATCTCGAATGAGACTTTCATGATGAGACTCAGCGATTTCAGCTTCTAGCTCGATGGCTTCTGTCCCATCTGGATTCATCAAGACATATTCTGCCTCTGTGAAGCCGTAGTAGTCAGCATCGCTCGTGGCTTTCCAAGGGGTACTCTCACGATCTCCCTTTACCCGTTTAAATGAGACAACCCCGATAATGTACGGACGCTCAAATATCTCTGTCTGGATCTCAACCGAAACATGGTCTATAGATACGCTTCCCATTTGTTCCTCCTTTTTTCCTTTCTTAATTAGATTTATTATGAAAGTTTACGTAGCTTATCAATATAAATTTTCCTGAAACTGCCAGTCCTTAATGCTCCCTTAACTAGATACCAATCTCCAATACGACCTTCTTCTACTATTGGCTTCCCGATTTTATTGTATTTGAATCTGTCGATAGTACACCAAACAATTCCCGTGTCGTCTTCAAAAGTACAATGGAACCACAAGTTATTGCTCTTGAGTTTCCTTCCGTGACCTCTAATATTTCCTGTTTCATTAATATCTCTTAGATTTTTTTCCTTCAGCTTTCCAAAGAAAACAAATGTCCCTGGCTTATCAACATCCAAATCAACAATGTCGGTAATCGGGGAAATGATGTTATGAGCCTTTGGATTTGCCTTTATATGTCCAAATTTATGTTCACACTCGAAAATATCGTCATATGACGTTTTAGCCTCAGTCAAGAGCTTTTCTTGCCTCGGGGTAAGAGGCTGAGACAAGTCTCTACGTTTCATGATGTCCTCGGCCATTTTTGGGCCGATCCCTTTAATCCCTAGTAATCCTCCAATTAATTTACCATCCTGTACGCTCCAATTAGCCACGGATTTTTCTTTATCGAATGGCTTATATATCAACCCCTCCCTGACAACTTCTCTTAGTAGCTTTATCGCTTGTTCGTCATCTTTCGCGTTGCGCAAACACGCAGCGGCGAACTCAAGTGGGAACTTAGACTTGAGAACACAACACCAATAAGAAAGAAGGCCATAAGCAATGGCGTGAGAACGATTGAAAGCCCAAGATCCCATAGTGTTAATTTGGTCCCATATGTATTTAGCCTTGTTTTCGTCAATTCCATTCTCCGCTGCCCCTAATTTAAATTTATCAAAGTAATTGTCAAAGAATTCTTTCCCGAGTGACTTACTCATCGCTTTGCGTAACGACGACACATCCTCCCAAGATAGTTTGCCTACATTGCGGCCAATGTTCATGACCTGCTCCTGATAGATAACGACTCCTTTAGTTACTTTAGTGATCTCCTCAAGCGATGGATGGATATATTCAACAGGGGCATTTCCAGTATGACGTTTAATGTACTCATCTGCTCCCCCGGAGTTTAACGGGCCAGGGCGAGCTAGGGCGGTAATTACAACGATGTCTTCAAATTTATGAACTTTTATTTGCTTTGTAACCGACTGTAATGCATATCCTTCAAATTGGAATATTCCTGTGTTTTTCTCATCATTTAATATGTTAAAAGCATTTTCATCATCCAGCCTGTAATCAATCATTTGCTGATGAGTCCATCCAACCTGGTCAATTACATCTTGAAGAATTGATAATGTGCGTAGGCCAAGCGCGTCAATTTTTAATAAATTCAAATCTTCTGCGTCTTTTTTGTCGATTTGAGTAGCGCCATTTTGTGAGGAAACAGAACAATATTCACTGACTGGCTTTTCAGTTACTATGATGCCAGCGGCATGTACCCCGCAGTGACGCGCATGGTTCTCCATGTCGGCTGCGACTTTCATTTGAGGATATTTAACTAGTATCTTTTGCCCTATTTCTAATTCGTTTAATGTGTCAAGGATGCAAAAATTGGCCCTAGAATCACCTCTCTTGCGATCTATTATGGCGTTTTTAAAATCGTTAACTTCCCAGGGCGGAATCCCGAGTTCTTTTGCCACTTCGCTAATTGTGCTTTTGGCTTTATAACGGGACACTGTTCCAAGGTGAGCAACTTTTTCGGCTCCGTACTTATTCCGTAAGTATTCAAATACCATCTCTCTGCGGTCGTCTTGGAAATCAATGTCAATGTCAGGAAAATCTTCACGAGTGACATCAATAAATCTCTCAAACAATAAGTCATGTTGAATCGGATCAATGTCAGTTATGCCAGTCAGATAACAAACCAATGACCCTGCGGATGATCCTCTAGCCGGACCTACGAACATATGCTTTTTGGCATATTCGACCATATCAGCGATGACAAAAAAGTAATCTTCAAATTTTTTATCAGCGATTAATTTCAATTCACGGTCAAGACGATCTGAATAGATTTTGTCGCTAATATCAACATTCCTGGAAAATGCGTTTTCTTCGCATATTTGACGAAGAGTTTTATTGCTATTAAATGAAATCATTTTGCCAGTTGGCAATGCGGCATTACACAATTCTGCCATTTCATAAGTATTTGAAATAGCCTCGTTTGGACCCCATGGAACGGAGTCTTTCCATTCCCATTCATTGAGTATGTGCATGGGGGTGGTCCGATCCACTCTATTCATGCCTATTAGAACCTCATACGGCTTCTTATCTTTAACAGTCGGATATAAATTATTACTGGTCGCAATTGTCTTGATGCCTTTTAATTTAGCGAATTCTAATGCTTTTTTTGAACTAGTTGGACTCAGTTCAATATAAATATTTTCTTTCTTAGTCATCGGAAGCAGTGACCAAATTGGATTGGCCCCGGAGAACATTATCACGTCATCACTAATATCAAAAAGTTCTTCGTAGCTTATCCGTGGATAATAATAAAAATGGTTAGAATCAGTTGATTTTGTTACTAATTCATAAATCTCTTTCAACCCGGAATTATTTTTTGCGAAAAACGACATCTCATTCGTAGCTTGCTTGGTTCTTTCTGAGGAATCCTCTACTACGGCGATTTCAGTCCCAAAAATAGGTTTTTTACTCCGTTCCCTACATTTATAGCTAAAGGCCACATGCCCCCAAGTTCCTGAGTCGGCGATTCCTATTGAATCTCCATTACACGTCTCAATAACTTTATTTATTGGCCCATATGCTTTACGGAATGAGTATTCTGTCCTGGTTTTTAAACTCAGCATTACCGAAATATCCGATCAATGACTTTTTTGCTTGCATATCCTAAACCTAAAACTAATAAAATTATAAAAACATCGACCCCTATCCCATACCCTGTCGCAAGGTTAACGCCACCGATGGTTGGTCCCTGTGGCTTAGGATCGACGATTGTTTGCTCGATCTGGACATTGTGTCCACCTTCTATGTTGATCGTTTTGTTCATGGCTTCTCCTTAAATACCTTGATCCAAGAACTCTGATCCCAGATCCTGAACTTACTTCCTGCGGCACCTAGAACGACGTTCTCTTCAATCCCGGCATATTCGCGCAAAGTCTTAGGGATGGTTACCCTACCGTCATCAATGGCACACTCAAAAGCCCCGCTAAGGTAGTAAATCTGGAACTTCGAGCGGTTATTCAATCTAGGCTTCTGGCTCATGGCCTTTTCTATGCTCGCCCATTCTCCCATCGGGAATGCGTCTAAACACCTGTTAGTCCCGAAGATCGAGTTCACGATGATAAGGCGTTTCCCTAGTTTTTGACTAAATTCTTTAGGGAGATTTAAACGCCCCTTATTATCGACTGTGTTTTTGTATTTGCCTAAAAACATTTTAAATTATTAACAACGACCACAAGGCAAGGAAGAGCGTCGCTAATACCGCTGCCCCGAGATTCGTTAGTTTTAAGTACCTTCCGAGGGTAAATGATAAAACGGTTCCGATAACGGCGACAAATGTCATGGTGTCCATATTTTCTCCTTAAATATGTTCTTCCTTTGTATACCATTCAATGATTTTTACAGTTGCTTCCACGTCACTCATGGCTCTGTGAGCGCCTTCGATTTCAACCCCAAATAATTCCTTATATATGTCGCCTAACTTGCGCATTTTCCCCCATACTTTTTGGCCTATTTCTAAAGTGCAAATATGCTCTTGTGGCCATGGAAATTTTGTTAATTTATCTATTCTCTCAAGCTCAAACCTTAAAATCTTTCTGTCAAATGTTAAATTGTGTGCAGCCATTTCACGTTCCCCCAAAAACCAATCACACAATTCCTTGTAATAGGCGATAAATGGCTTTGAGTCTTCTAGCATATAATCTGAGATTCCAGTCATTTTAATAACGTGCGAATTTAGCTCATGCCCTGGATTACAGAAGAATTCTAACCTTGATATTTCTTTTAGACTGGAGTCTAATTTCAATCCTCCAAATTCAATGATTCTAGGCTGTTCATCCAAAGATGATCCCTCCGCTTTTGGTAGCCCTGTAGTCTCAAGATCAAAAACAATCATTTATTAATCCTAACTATAAATTTCAAATCCACCCCTAGTATATGTTTAGTGTCGAATATCACGTAGTTATATGATCTTTTCCCTGCTATCGCTTGATTTGTATGTGAATTAGTAAGAACTTCCTGGGCGATAGAGATCCCTTTTTTACTAAAAAAATCCTTCCATTCTATTAGCTCCTCTAAAGAACAATGAGTTCCAATGTGGCTAACAGAATTACGACCACGTTCCTTAGAATCCATCCAATTATTGCCTTTTGTGTAACTCAAAATCTCAAATTCGTTCCCGGCTAATAAATTATAATTAAAAGACAGATTCGCCTCGTTTGTCCCTGGAAGACCGAAAATCTCTCCAGTGGCAACAACATGATCTTCTATCCAATCGCCAGCCCCCATTTCATTTAATAAATTCTTGGCGAGTAACGGGTTCTTTGGATTTATTGCTATTTGCTCAATTTTGAACTTCATATTATGCGCCGTAAGGTAAAATACACCCACTAAGATATTTGTGATGATCTTTGTCCTGGATTAAATAAGATATAAACAAAGCAACCATCTCTGGAGGTGTTTCTTCACCTGCTAATAATCCATTTAACTGATATTTTTGTGCCTCCTCTTTTGTCCATCCCCTAGTCATAGTCACCTGGTCATCTATAGAATCGCTCATTCCCGTGCCTTTCATTTTGTTAGGAGCGATCCCAAAAACTGTTATCCCATGCTTTTTTGTTAGCTCCCTAGCTAACTGTAAGGTCATGATATGAGCGGCACCTTTTGATGCGTTATAAGCAAGGGAGCAGGTCATTGGCACATGAGCAGCATTGCTAACTATATTAATTATGGTTCCTTTACTTTTTATCAGCATAGGCAAACATGCCTTTGACATCAGGTAAATTCCCTTGGCATTAGTATCAAGAACCTGATCCCATTGGCTCTCTTCAAAGTCTTCCAGCCAGTTAATTAGATTTACGCCAGCGTTATTTATCAATATATCTAAATCGCTAATTCCAGACAGATCAGGCTTTCTAACATCCTTTCCTGTTTCATGGTCATATTGATAAACGTTATGACCATAAGATAATTTTTTAACTAATTCTAATCCAAGCCCTTTTCCTGACCCAGTTATTAAAATATTACTCATTTTCATCTTTCATTAGAGATTCAACCATCGCCGCATAAACTGCGGCATCATGAATACTATCCTTGTGTTTTAGTTCGCTATTAGCGAACCTTGTCAATTTAACAATCATCAGTTCAAGTAAATGCCATAAATTGAAATCATCTTTTGTTTTTAAATTAACACCGTCAGGGAATAGAGCAATCATTACATTCCCGACAGTTTTATAATTATCACCGTATATTAAATTCCGTTCTTTGAAGGTATTTGCCATATTTTGTAAAATTTCAGCGGCATTAATCTTCTTCCTCTCTACCCCTTTGTGCGTAACCGTCCTGGTGTCCTTCGTCAAAGCCATTCTCCCTTCCTTTATTGTATCCATTATCAAAGGCAGTTTTTATTTTATTTTGGATATCTTCCTCACTAACATTGGATCTTTCAATAGCCATATACAGTTCATCTTTTAGACTAGCCCTGATATCGAATACCCTAGCTACCTTCTCCCCATTCACCTCGATGTCATTTCCGACTAACTCAATCATTTAATAATCTCCCTGCGTATAAACAAGTTAATCCCTCGGATTGCCACATAGACACGCATCTAAAGTCAGATTCGATCACAAACCATACAAATGGCGGCTTGTTCTTCAATTTCTCGTCATACAGCCTCATCTTAACATTAGAGTTGCCTGAGCAATCACCGCGAGGACGCATCAATAGGCCATCGAAGTGAATATCGTTAAGCTGCAACCAGGTTTGGCATTCTTTCCGATACTGCTCGTCACGATCACTAATAACGATTACGTACTCACTGTGTAGTTTTCTAATCAGTCCACATACGTTCTCCGCTGGCTTCCTTGGTGATCGGGACTGAATACCGGCTGGTGCAAAATCTTCATCTAATTGCTTTACCCCCGAATAATAGTCCTGAACCATTGCCTCGAAATCCACGATGACTGTTCTCGGTCCTAGTGAGGAAGATTGTTCTGGCATAGTCCCTCCTCTACCTAAGCTATTTACAGGCATATGTTCTCCTTTCTAACCGAAGATGAAACGCTTTACCCTGGCGAAAAAACCAGGTTTATGCGGCTGTAATTTGTACCGGTGTAACGCATGGTTAATTTGAATTGGGCTTTTCCCGGTGTATTCGGCAATTTGCTTTGTTGTCATCTTTCGATTATTTTTTAATGCTCTTACAGCCAGCACTTCACCATCAGTCCATTTGTGATACGTTTTTTTATTATCAGACATTTGTTTCCTCTCTATTTAAAGGTGTCGCCATTGATGGAGCCGCCCATTCTTTTGGTGTTAAAAATGGTTCTGCCCAAGGATGAACTTTAATGACTTCTTCAATCATTAGTTTGAATATCTTTTGATATTCGCCCTGTGCTCGTGGACTGAGCCTTGATTTCGCCATTTCACTAAGTGTTCTCAAATTAAATTTGGCAATAATATTCGTATTGATATTTGTTGGCAATAATCCTCTGGCATCTTCCGGTGGAACATGATTCCGAATTAATTGATATGATTTATTTATATGTTCCATACATTCATCATAAATTTCTTTTGCCTTTGGATTTTCCTCAATTTTCAGTGGGGTATAATAATTAAACCCGGACATATCCACGACTCTTTGAGACTGTTGAGCATATGATGCGTTCCTGGTGCGAACTAATTGATGCGTAAATGCCCTGCTTACTCCTCTAAGACTGAATATGTAGTCAATGAATTCCCAGGATGAACGAATCGTATTGAGCATATGCTCAAGTTCTTTTTGCTTTTCATCCCATGGCCAACCTCTAATTTTTTCATAAGCATAGTCGTCATCAATTAGACGAGTGTTTTTTGTTAGCAGGAGTAGGTTGACGGCATCATATGTGCAATTGATTAGCTCAACTTTCATTTTTTTCTCCTTTTTGAGAATACATCCATCTAGTATAATCAGTCCCTCCTCTAATAAATTCTTCAATGACCTGTAGATCATTAACAATGTCGTCCATTAAAATTTGACGCCAGGTTGCGAATCTTCCAACGGAATAAATGTTATATTTAGTGGTCATTTGGAAAATAAATTCTTTTCGTAACCTGTTATCAACTGGTAAAATCTTACCGTATTCCTGAGACAACTCCTCTATGTCAACTAATTTCTTAGGGTTAAACCCAAAATCATTAATCAAAACACCAATGATATTTTGTCCAGCGTTAGTCACAGGCTTTGAAATTGATTCCGAGATAACCAAATCGCCAATCACAGATACCCTGTAGTGCGGGACATTAGGATCAGGGTAATATATTGTCTGGTAAATATCGCATTTTATCCCGGCTATTCTTGCCCTTTGAGTATAAATTTTTTGCTTATAAAACTCAGGTATCTCTTTCCATCCAACCATCTTCATTAAATCAGGCATTGGTATGGTGGAAATAATCGGTTCAGAAGAATTTTTGATCTTATCAATGGTCAAGGAATTAGAGTATTTTATTCTACAATTTTCGGCCATTGATTTCACAAGATTAAATGGCGCAATATATCTATCCGAAGGAGAAAGATCGTTTATTGATCTGTTCATAATAGAGCCAGTTACTTTTTGAGAATACATATTACTAAAGAATATGTTTGGCTCACTAAATATCCTGCCATCATACTTAATTACTTTATTTACCCTGACCTTTTTAAATGGAATCGCACATGCGGTTCCGACTTTATCAGTCCTAAATCTAAGTAATGCCCCATGACTATTCGGTAAATCGTTTTTATCCTCACATATATCAGGATTGAACGATCTGAATATATTTCCGGCTAAAAGCCCTGTTAAACCTGCCCCATAAATAATCATATTTTTCCTTTCTTCTTAAAATAAAATCTAATTTAATAAATTATTTTCAAAATTCACCACCCTGTTTTTGTATGTCCATTTTCTATTAGATCAAACAACACTTCCTGTTCCACATGGCTAATCTTCCCCGAGCCAACTACACATAGGTAAGTATTCGCGGGTAAGTGAGGCGGGATTTGGACAATTGTGTATGTTTTCTTTTTTGTGTTTAACCACATCACGGTCCTTACCTCTTGGACCACGCTTTGGTTATGCGCCTCGATAAGGACTGGTTCTAGCATGAACAGGAATGGCTTCTCTTTCCATTTATCGTTTAAATTGTCCATGATATCCTTGATTGGGGCGCATGGCTTCGTGACGGTGAACGTGAGTACCTTCCCTGGTTCCTGGGCGAAAACTGTAAACGAGAATAGAAATAAGAATATTGCTAATATGAGGTTATATCTCATAATACCGGAGTCCTCTCGCACGAACTAAGAACAGATTTTCCTTCGCCCTTGTCAAAGCTACATACCAAACTCGGTTCTCTTCATCCTTGTGGGCATTCTCCCAACTGAGCCTACCCATATCAGTCAACAGCACAACGGAATCTGCTTCGCCTCCCTTGGACTGGTGGATCGTGCTGATCGTTATCTTGGGCTTACCTGAAAAATTCTCTCCATTGCGTAGACACGAGCGCAGATACTCTCTCTCATCCGGGGCAATCCCCTTGAGCATACTCATCCAATCAATGTCTCTGGCACTAACTGGAAATCCAAAATCAGTAATTGAATATTTCTCTTTTATAGTAGCTAATTCTACTTTTGACCCAAAGAATTGGACAAGGTTCTTAGCGTCGTAAATAGTTATCATCTCTCCTTTACGAAGCATTTCCCAACTCTTTATTGCCCTTGTTTCATCAGTTTCCAACGAGTTTTTACCATTATACAAGTAGGCATGACCTTGCTGCCTTACGGCTGCTTTTAGTCTGTTTAACAAGAACCTGCTACGGCTTAAACAAAGCCAGGAGCCTTCTCGTGAAAAATCAATTTGCTGTTCGTCCGCAACGTACTCCACCATGCCAGGGGCCATACGAGGGGACCAAGGCTTCTGGTATCTGTGTTTGATCCTGTCCACTACGTTTAAAGCCAGTTTGTGTACGGCTTTAGGGATACGATAGCTTTGAGGAAGAATTACCCGGTCACCTTTCAAAGTTAAAAAACGGTTTATAGCTGCCCCTGCAAAAGTGAAAATTGCCTGATCGTCATCTCCTGCGATGTGAACCTCTTTAGCTTTACTCGCTATATTTATGGCGACTTTGTACTGGAGTAGGCTCATGTCCTGCGCCTCATCAAATATACAAATGTCAACTGGTAGAGGGGCATCATACTGTTCGAGCATGTCGGTAAAATCTAAAAGATCATTCTCATGCTTATATGCTCTTAGGCTGTTATCGTATTGACGAACTGCGTGTAAAGTTAGATCAGGAATTTGGGTAAAATTGTATTGATCTTCCAAGGATCTCATACTTATCCTTGCCAAAGATTCAATGCGAGAGCACTTATCTCCGAGGCCGTCACCTAAATGAATCCCTAAATTCTCATCGTAGATTCCCTTAAACTTAACTCCCAACGCTTTACCGAGTCTTCGGTAATGAGAGTTAGTCATTATATCGTCCCGTTTTAATTCTAGCATTCTAAATGCAAGGCTGTGGAGCGTCCTAAAGTAAGGGAATCTCTCTTCTTCTAAATTAAATTGCTGCATCGCCCGCTCCTGGGCTTCATAAGCAGCTTTACGGGTGAAGGCCAAGTATGCAATTCGTTCGGGGGGAATTCCTCGACTCAATGCCCCTTCCACGATTTTCAATAGGCTCGTGGTCTTCCCGGTCCCTGGAGGACCAAGGATGATTTGTACTTGTCGATCCGACATTAGAATTGCTCGGCCAAAGTATCTGGTACTGCCAACTCATCATCATCATAAAATTCAGGGGCAGGAACAGACCAAACCTTAACTGGCTTTGATTTAATACGAAAGGTTTTTCGGTCTCCTCCAGAGGATCGTAGCCATGACCAGATTTGGTGTTGAGACTGGTACTTGAAACGCCTGGCATCGAGGTAGATGAACAGATCCTCACTTCTAAAATACACCTTTGATTCATCAGAATCATGCCAAGGCTTTGCGTTCATTATCTCATCCTTATGACGAGCCTGTACCTTCCCTGTAAGAAAACCGTCAAGTACCTTCTCGAATTGACCTTGCGGCGAGGCGTCATCAGGATCTTGTATCACTTCCACAGAAGTTAAAAGTTCATTGATTCGACTTTCCCATCTCTGGACAGCCATCGTACTAGGACATTTATTCAAACGTTCAACGCAAATCTTCTGGAGTTGACGCTGGTCGAGTAGCTGTTGGGTTGTCACCTCTATTCGCTCACCTCCAACATCCAAGTACCATCGTACACTAGAGCGGTTCTCTGTCTCGTACTTGGTAATGGCATCAATCTGGATCTCCTGCCCGCCGCCTGTACGTCCAACCCCGTACTTACGGGTCAGGCACTTAGACTTCTCGCAAAAGTTACAAATTGGTGCCTGTTTACAGGTATAGGCATAGTTTTTTTTAGATACCGACTTGATAAGTCCATTGACCTCTCCGGACGGCAGCGGGGTGGATAAAGCCTCGTAGTTGAACTTCATCAGCGACTCTTGCCAGTCGTCAGGCTCCTTCTTCCTAAAATATACGCCCACGTTGAATAGTGAATTGTTTCGTCCACCTTCCGGGAACCCCATCGTCATAATGTGCTGTAAGCATGGCGGTCCATCAGAAAATTTATCAGTTAGATCCGGGGCATATTTATCAAGATCCTCATACGTTGTTCTCTTATCTTCTGCTAGGTCCAAGAAACCTTCAAGGGCTAGTCTCTTCCCATTGTGAATTGCGTAACGCTCAGTATTATTCCCACCCCAATATGGTAAATTTATCCAATTTCCTCTATCATGCGCATTCGCACGGGAAATTTGTTTTGGAAATATTTCGGAGCCTCCGTAGCCTAAAATGGCTGCAAATTCATTTAGCTTCGCCACCATGTCAACTGCGGCTATCGGTGGATCTGTGAATAAGTATAGATGCGCCCCTCCAGATTTACTTCTGCAAAGAACCAGGGGTGTATTTCTTATTTTTATTTCCAACTCTTCTAAGCTCTCCTCCAGTTTTGTTTCACCTCTTATGTCGATGTCTATACAACCAAAGCTGCAAGAGTTATCTTCTCGCAGCATTATGATTCCCAAAATAAATGACTCTCCATTTAGGTGGGATTCAAATATATCCTTAGTGGCAGTCTCCGCAATTGTGACCGCTCTACCAGACATTTTTCCGTCTGCTTCTTTTTGTTGAACTCGATATTGGCCGTGAGCCTTCTCATAGCCAGAGAATAAATTCATAAACCTTTCTGCATTCATTCAAAATCCCGTTCTAAAAAAAAGGGGAAGAAAGCTAATTAGCCAACTTCCCCTAATCAAATAGTCAGTTACATAGTGTCGTCGTCAATATCAGCGGAAACCTTTATTTTTTTACCGTTGTCATTGTTAACGAAGCTCCTTGCTGCAATGTAAATATCCTGTCCCATAGGGAGATTCTCCAGTATTCCTCCACTGTCGGAAGAGAATAATGCACGGATGCTCCATCCAAACCATGACCCTTTATCGTTTTCCTCTGGAACCGTTGTTAATTTATAGGCATTCCAAAACATTGCAGGATTAATCCGCTTATCTCCTACGGTTATAATCAATCTACGGATTATCGCATTCCATTGTTTCGCACGTTTCATTTGACTGTTCGACATACTGATAAGAGCAGGGGAGAATGATCCGTCATCTTCAGTCACAAGCACAAGATACTCAGCGGTTGGAACAATTCGATTCCCTTCGTCCGTAAAATATTCACCTTTGTCACCACGGCTAGTGGTGTCTAAAATACTTGAATCCTGGTGAACAGTAACAAGTCCACCTCTGTCCTTCTTCCATTCATAATAAAGTATATTGTATTTACAGGGAACCACGGTTATTCCGTCCTCACCGCTGAAAAATGATGAAGATACATTATCGTATATGTCACCTGGTTTTGCGTTTTCTACATATGATCCATCCCTTGAATTACATTGAGGTGACATGGACTGCAAGATTATGAGGCGAGGAATCATTATATCATCTTGTCCCATTGCCTCGCTGCCAGCCCCGGCATCAGAAAGAATTATATCATTGTTCAACTTCGCAATTTCTTTGCTCATGTTAACCCCTCTTTATTATCGCACGTTTACCAATTGAAACATTAAAAAGCTGCATATCTACGCTTTTACCCTCTTCCATCAAATCTCCTATAAAGCCATTGAGGACTTTATAATGGACTCCGGTTGTCCGCTTATATAATATTCCCTTGTCATGTAAATCCTCGATTACTTCATTACATTTCCCGTCCTCATTTCTTCCGAACTCCATCTCTACCCTATTTTTTATGATGTCCTCACCGTTATTATCTCGTAGCCATGAGAATTGTCTATTTCTCATTTCCTTCATAACACTTCGTTTACCTGGGTCTTTTTCCTTATCAATACTCCCTTGTGATGGAATAGAAGCCGACACATAAGACTTCACGGAAATTCGTGTTCCGTCTCCTAGAGATAAAGAGAGTAAATTAAATCCCTCCATCATACTTGGAATTTTATCTTCGGTAATGATTCGATTTCTCTCGTTAATTTCGGCCAACTCCTGCTCAATGATTAGCTTTCTCTCCATGTTTTCGTCGTAATCTTGGATCAATGTTGAGATGGAACCAAGGTCAACACTTCCTGGGCTAATGTCATCCAATGGATTGATTGATTGATTCTTCATAATTTACTTTCCGTAATTCAATTGTAACAGGCAGATACCAACCTTTCCTTCTATCCCGTTCCCCTCCCTCCTTGGCTCGTTCCCATCGAAGCACATTGACCACGGAGGCGTTTTCGGATGCCACTAAGGTACAAATCATAACTGCGATTGGATCTCCGCCTCCGCCCCAAAGAAGGTAGTCCGAATCACAAAAATTTTTCATCTTACTTCTAGCCTTGTGCAGCGATGGGCCTGGCAAATATTGAGGCTTATCCTGCGGCTCGAACACCACGTTTAACGTGCCATACCTTGTCGCGTCACTTAGATCGGGAACCCAACCAAATTTATTTTGAACTGGGCGTTGTACTATGTAAACGGAACTCATCACTAATGCTCCTTTCTATCGGTCAATTGGATCATTGAAACTTCCAAATATAATGTAATCAACTCCTTTCTTAAGACTTACATTCCTTTTTTATCCATGTGATAGATAGATCACGGATATCCTCTCTTAGTGTAAAAGATTCCTCCGGGAAATCAAATCGCTTTCTTAGTTTACGGTTGCCAACCAACTTAAAATGCCCATGGTAAAGGGAAGCTATCTTCTCATTGGCAGACAAGTATTGTTCACTCTTAGGATGGAACGGGTGGCTTATATCTCGTTTTTTTCTTGGCGACCTTATCTGTATGTCCACCATCCCGACAAACCAACCGTTCGCCCAGGCCCTTGAGCATAATTCAACATCTTCTTTCGTAATAAAACTATGGTCGAAATGTCCATGCTTTTTTATGAATTCTGGATTGATGGCTGCAAAACCGGCACCAATATTGGTGCAAAAATGGATTTTGTTAATGATATCATCTTGCGACATTCCACCAGATATATACCAGTGCTTGAAAGCACCTAGCGCACCAACCCAGGCAAATTCTGGATATTGACGTATTATTTGATTAGCTTTTTCCATTACCCCTGATCCATGAACAACGGTGTCATCGTCCATATGAATAATGACAGAGCCTGGATGATCTCTTAGGACATAATCAGTAACAACTTTCCTAGCCATGCCTACGCCCAATTGTGACGGATGATGCTTATAGAATGTAACGTCATCAATAATGTCCTTAGTATGGGACACCTGCTCAACGACATAGATAGAAATACATGGTGAGTACTTCCTTATACTGCGTACGCACCTCCTAAGAGATTTAGGATCATTGTATGATGGTATAGCCACCACTGGTTCTGGAAAAGTCATCTTCCAATTTCCAGTTTATGAACCTTGCTTATGATGTGCCTAAAACGATTTTTAAGCATGTAATTAACCACGGCAACAAATAAACGCGCCATAGAGCCTTCCTTTCTTTCTAGGCTGGTAATGCCCTCTACAAATAATTACTTCCTTTCTAGGCTGGTAATGACCTCCACAAAGCCTACCCGTGGTGAGTAGGCAATGCGCAAACTACCAGTCCATACATTCTCGATATAATGATTCTTGTCCTAGCTCAAATAATTTTTTCACTTTCATATGGTTCCCTTGGTTCTCATCATATTCAGCAAACGCCGTCTCCAATTCATTGGACGCCAAACGATTGACTAAAGCCATCATAGTCTTAGTGAATACGGCTTTAATATTGATTAAATTACGCCAACTATTCTCACCATTACCCTCGATGGTTTTCAATCTTGAGATTAACCAATTCACCTCTTCCTGATTAGCTTCAGTCAGAAGGTAAAAATCAGGGGTCACGCCTTTAACCTTTACGGTGCTCTTTTCCTTTTTCATTACGTTCTCCTTTTTGTTAGCCAACTTCCTTATCATCTGATTCATTATCAGTGTTAACCTTGTTAATATTGGCATTTGTCCCTTGGGTTAAGTTGGTAATATCAATGTATTCTCTAATAAGCATTTCACTGAAGCTATTATACTTGTCCATATAAAATTCCTTTTTGGCTTGCCCCAGGCAGTGACCGTATCAACCACTGGACAACCCTGGTCCTTTCTCATTATTTGGGCAACACTAAGCTGCCCATGATCCACTCTCTTGTCACGCTACGATGTGACCAACGGCCCTTGATTCCTGGGCATACTCATTCATGGTTTTACCCGTTGGCCTAAACCAACGATCACGCTCGAACCCCAAGCCGAATTTCCCGTGGAATCTCTCTAACTCATCCATGGAAACATTACCAAGTTCAGGAGATCCATGCCCAAGGTCGCACAACCCAAACGCAATATCCCCGCTTATTTCTGACAGGAGATAAGTAGCAGATCCTGCCGGATAGAAAAGTTTGACGACAGGCTCAATGTTTCCACTCAACTCGTCCGCTACGTCGGTCAATATGAACGACTCGCCTCCCCATACCCTCCGATGGTTCTCTTCCATTTTTTTCCTAATCGCCTTTGTGAGTAAAAGCATAACGACTCCTTTCTAAGGTGGTGGGCGAGGGGAGTTAGGCTCCGCATCCCCTTAATCTATGTCTCCCCTCACCACGGGTTAATAACTATTTAATTTGCGCTGGACAGATAGATGAGTCCTCCTCCCTGATACCACTGTTCGCCAACTTCATATAACACGCTAGACTTATCGGGTTCACCCTTACCAAAAACTGCCACACAAATCCGGTGATGCTTGTCCCTGGCTTTACGTTTTCTCTTCAGGATCTTCAGGGTGATATACTTGATCGGGGGTGGTTCCGGTGATTCTTCCAATAACACGGGTTTGTTGAACAGCAATTCTGATATAGCCTTGAGGTTGTCTTGGCCTCTGTGGTCACCCCATATACTTTTCCAGGTATTTCTAAACCGCCACTGCGGACTTTCAAAGATCGCTACATCTCTTGTCCCTTTGGACTTGTAACTGCCAACGCATGGTTTCAAAGCTATTTCCCCTGTGAACTTGTCGAGGTGAAAACCCACAAGCTTGTCAACCGCTTCTTGGGCTGTGCTCCCTGTTGCGGACGTTCCATCGTTCAACAACGCCATATACTTTTGCTGACGTAAATTATACTCTGCTTGCTCATCCAAATCGTAGCTCATGCCCTAATCCTTTCTCATCCTGTCCAATGGCTTACCGAATCCTTAATCGTCTATGCCCCTGCTTAGCAGATTTCAGGGACCATTTCAGTGCTTCCTCATAATCCTGTTCGACACCATCTCCTTCATAGTACATCGCAGCAAGATTGTACTGCGCTTCAGGATGCCCATGCTCAGCGGCTTTACGATACCAATTCGCTGCTTCCTCATAATCCTGTTCGACACCCTCTCCTTCGTCGTACATCACGCCAAGATTAAACTGTGCTCTAGCAGACCCCTGCTCAGCAAGCACCTTCCATTGCTTCAGCGCAGTTTCGTAATCGCCAGCGTCGTATGCTTTCAATCCCTTTCGACCAAGAACGTTTTCCTGGTGGAGGGCCGCTAACCTGGAACGATAGACTCCGTTCTCATCCTGTCCAATATCTTGCTTAGTCTGATCCATGTCCTGTCTCTCCTTTCTAAATTGGCCCGTTGGCCTCCGGTTCCTTTCTCAACTCTCAAAAACATAGTATCAAAATATGAATAAGTGTCAAGAACTTTTTTACAAAATATGAAAAAAAATTAAAAATTGAATAATATCAATAACTTAATCGTGATAAGCAAAGAATCCTTCTTTAACCCTTTTTAACTGTCGACGAAGCTCCGACGCAAGTACGGCATCAATTTCATGGTTAAGCCAATGGTCATCAGCAAATTCATGGCAAAGTTTTTCCATCGCGTTACACAACATCCATGTGGCACGATTTTTGATTTGGGTCTGTGTCGGTGGCCCCGCTGAACTTGAGCCTCCGTCTTGGTCGAAATCCCGCCAGTAAGCAGTCCACTCAGTAAAAGTTTTCCCATCTCTAGTTTTCATAAATTTCATTTGTTTTCTCCTTTAGGTGCAAGCCGTGCAAACCGTGCAAATCCATCCCGTGCAAACCGTGCAAACCAATTATAGGCGATCACGATAGGTGTGGATAACCGGCGAATTCGAGAAAATTCGGAAAAAGTTATCAACAGGTTATCAACAGGTTATCAACAGGTTATCAACACCCAAAAATCATGAATTATCCACCAAAAAAAGCACCCCAGGGACACCATAAAGCCCCCAGGGTGCGGACCATTGCTGCTAGGCAGCCAGCATTTCAGAGTCGAACAAACGGCGTTCGTTCGATATGATGGCCCCCAGTTCTAGGGCATGATTCCTGAACACATCGTCCACGGACGAAATCACCGGACTCAGTACATTGAACAAGCCCGAGAAGAATGCCCCAGGAGGGCCGCTAACCTGAAACGCCTGGTGGTATAGTACCCTCCACTTATCTGATCCATTAACGGGCGCTAGTGGGCTCCCTGGGGAGCATAACAGAGTGGTCAATGTGTCCCGTGGGAAAGACTCATCAGTAACCGGGACAACGCCTCGGAAATGTACCTTGACTATCTCTTGGCCCAACCTTGCCGCCGCCAGCTCAAAGGCGAAGGATTCCCCCTGCTTCCAATTGTGCCAGGCTGGTCGCCTTTTTGCCCTGATTCCTTGGAATGAATGCCAGGTGTAACGCTCCTGTTCCTTGCTGGTGAACCGAACGAACGCACGGCTCACAGACCCCAGGACGTGCCCTCGCCTGGCAATCTCACCGATTGCTCCCTCCTTAAATTCTTCCAGTGTCATAGAATCTCCTCCTAGTCATTTTCCGCCACATAATAATACGGCAGATGCTTTGGCCTAACCGTGATTGCTGTCTCCAATTCGTCGGGTTCCATATGTCATCCTTTCTGGTGGGCTGTTGTGGCCACCACAAAGACCACCACGGCATTATACCGTGGTGATCAATGCGCTATCTACTTGGCCCCCTGTTAAGCCGCAATGCTTTGAGCAATGCTGTTCGTTCTATCGTAGTCAAATTTATGTCGGCACGGCATCAACACCGCGACCACATCACCGCGAGAACCAAAAGTAACGAGCGCTGGCTTCTGTCCGTTTTGGTGCGTTACCGTTGACTCCGCGCCACCTTTCGGCAATAAAACCTTAGACGCTTTCGCCAGATCCCCAACATAACTTGGGTTATAGTGCGCCACCTCTCCGCTCACCGTTTTCGGCACTACATTGCGCCAGGCTGGAACATCACAGTCCATCCCGACCACTTCCAATTTACCTAGTGTCCCTTTTAGTGTCCCGGGGTCAAACGAGAAGGAGATGGTGTCTCCCTTATATCCGGTTAGTGCTATCTTGACTTGCGACAATTCAATGGTGGCGCTCCCCGGCTCGCACTCGTCGTCTGGTACTGGCAACTCAAAGTGGCCCGCGAACAAGCGGTGTCCGTCGGTTGATATGATGCCCACGTTCCTACGTCTCCATTCAATCCATACAGCGTTGAAATTTAGCCTGACGTCTGTTGATTTAGCCGCGAACAGGGTCGCAGCCTTCAACAGGTCAGTAGGTATTTCTATTGTGGGTTTCCCATTTATCATGTCGTCTCCTTATCGATCAATTCCAGGTTATCAAGTGTGGCTGCGCCGCGTTCCTTGAACGTCCAGGAAGCGACGGCGTCGCACCCTTCAAGATTATCCGACAACACATGAGCCCATCCGTTGTCTGCCCTAGTCCGACACCACAGCGTCTTTCCTGTTTCATTCACCCTTAGAATGACCTCATACTTGGGATTCCCTAGACGGCTGTTAGGTAAGCGATGATGGTGGAGCACCGTGACGACCTTGTCGGTGTGCTTTAGTCCCTGATTCATTGATAGCCTCCTTTCTTTTAGCCCGGCAAGAACAGACTCCATGCGGTCTGCCATTGTCCCTAGCGTGTCCATGGCGTCAGTATTCAACTTCATATTTTCACCTCCGGCAGATGTAGAACCACGTTGTATCCTAGCGTATCCCGGAGTGTTGCTAGCTCATCCCGGAGATAGGTTTTTCTTCCTGGGCTCCCGATTATTGAAATCATGTCCTTGGCCAGTTTATTTGCGGGGTAGAACCAGTGTCCACCCCATGGGCATACTTTAGCGTCTATTTCTATTGTCATGGTGTTTGCTCCTTTATAAGACCCAGGTTATTGATCGCTGATAATTTGGCCCGTTCTCGCATCTATTTGCGCCCATGGGCTGATTTTGAAACCGGTCCCGTTGTTAGTGTCGAGTAAGTACGCGTCATACTCCCGTTGAGTAAAACGCCATGGCTTGTCCATTAGCTCCAGGATACCATTGAGCCGGTCCCGTGTGGTCCTGGTATTCCACCCCGCAAGGGTCAGTGAGGTCGTGCCTTTCCCTGGTGGAGGGACGCTAACCTGAAACTCATCGTTTATCTCACTATAAGACCGGTAGGCTATAAGATTCCCGTGGAGGAACATCCCGCGTCCAGATCCTCCTAACTTTTTCCCTACGTTGGCCACAGTGGTGTTACCCTCAGTGAATGTGGGGTTATAGCCTAATAATGCGAGCGCTGATTTTTTTGTTATTTGCCTCATGTCATTACCCTCCTGTTGTGTTCCTTTGTTGGCTTATAAGTCTGTCCTCGAGCGAGTTCAGACGCTCGCGATAAATGTCGCGTGCTACCGTGAGCCTATCGCGTTCGCGCCGGTAACAATCCGCCAGCTCCTCCGTTTCCTGGATGGTGTCCAAGTATCCTTGAATCTCGTTGCGTACTTCTGACTCCCATTCCTTTCTCATGTCCGCCTTCGTCTGTCGTGCCATGTCATTACCCTCCTGTTGTGTTCCTTTATTGACTGATGACCGTGTTAACTAATTCATATCTAAATGAATGTCAAGTATTATTTTGTCCCTTTGATATTATATGCTTGCCGGGTTTACGCTCGAAAAGTGTGAAAATCCAGTGTTTTCTACTATATAGAGCGGATTTTAGAAGTTTTTTTTTTTTTTCATTTGCCCTAAAATACTGGGTTGTTGATCTAATCCCCGCCAAGGTTAGAGCCTTGTTATGCTTTCTCGCGGTCTGGTCTCAATACTAGGTGGTTACACACTGGGTTCGGTAACGCTATGGCCAGCGTTTTCCTCTCTTCGAGGGGCTACGATCAAAACACAACTGTTAAATAGTTGTTGGTCGCCTTCCTCCTTGCTTCCTAGCCTTTCCTTGCGCGTCATGACCCGGCAGACCCTTGATAAT